GAGAAGCCCCTGGAAATAATATGTCAGAAATATTAAAATTTTCGCATGGTTTTGGCTGGAAAGAGGCGGAATCTGCAATGCAAACCATAACTTCACCGAGTAGAGAAGCATCTGCTGGTAAATTTGGTAGTATTGTTAATAATAATAAAGTCTTGTCTGCCATGGCAAATGGAGCTGCTGGTCGTGGAGCAGTAGAAACAAACGCAAGAGACCAAAATGCAGATCATGATCAATTCATGAACACATATCCAAATCACGTTTTCGGAGCTCTTAATGTTATTAAGCAAGTTTTAATTAGAGAACAGGGTCTTAATTTTAGTCAAGAATTTTCACTTAAGTTCGAATATGAACTACGTAGTTTTGAAGGGGCTAACCCTAAAATTATGATGCTAGATCAACTTGCCAATCTTTTAGCTCTAACATATAATAATGCTCCTTTCTGGGGAGGATCTGTTAGATATATTGGAGGTGGTGGTGGAGCTGCAAAACCATTAGGTAACCTTAATAAGTTAAGATCGGGAGATTATATGGGATTTGCAGGATCTATTGTTGAAGATATGGGTAAAATGTTTGGAGGTGCTCTTAAAGGAGGAGGAACTGCAGTTGATAAAATGCTAGCTGGTGATTTTAGTGGAGCACTTGCTGGATTAAAAGATAATAAAATGCTAAACAACCTGATCGGTGGACCTGCTATGGAAATGTTTAACTCACCGCAAGGAGCCGAAGCTGCCAATGCGTTATTAACAGGAGATCCTACTGGAAACTGGCACGTAACTATCGGAAATCCATTAGATCCTATTATGGTTATTGGTAATTTATGTATGACTGACTGCGAGATAACATTTGAAGGTGCAAATTCACTACAAGATTTTCCGGAAAGATTAGTGGCTGTAATTAAATTAAAACCAGGTAGACCTAGAGATAAAGCAGAAATCGAATCAATGTTTAACGCTGGACGTGGTAGATTCTACTTACAGCCAGATGATGTTGCAGATATTAATGCAACAACTGATGTTAATCAATGGGGTAACAAAGATAAAGGAGGAATTAAAAAAGGAGACTTTATTAATGTCTTTAGAAAAATGAGTAATGGTTAATCTATACTATTAAAAATAAAAACAATAATGAGATTTAATACTTTAGAAAAAAAGCAAAGATCAATAGATAACACAAAATACGTGTTTACTATGCCAACTGTTATATTTACAAATAATGTAGATATAATGGGGGAACATATTGTTACTGAAGACCAGGTTGGTAGAATAGATTTAATCTCTTTAAAATATTATAGAGACGCTGATTATTGTGACTACATATTAAAATGGAATGGAATATCGAATCCTTTTATTATTGCAGAGGGAGATGTTCTAGAAATTCCAATAAATACTTCAGTTCTTGCAACTATTAAACCAGTAAGACTAGTAGGGCCGGCAAATCAAATCTCAATTAGAGACCAATTCGTTGACACTAAGAGACTTCCAGTTAAAGATGCTAAGAGAATTGAATATCTACAAAGAAAGGCTGCTCAAAAAGCAAACGGATCAAAACAGATTTTACCTCCTAATATTTTAAAAGAAGGAGATTCTAATATTCAAATCGGAAACGGATTTATTACTATTTAATGGCAGCAATTGAAAATCATATTCTTACTATAACCGAACCTACTATTAAATTAGATCAGGTTAAATTTGCATCGCTTGGAGAAGGCGAGGGTAATGAAAAGGCAAACACGAGTAAAGGTTACATTTTAATGGTATCGATTAATGGATATACTTTTAGTGATTGGGAAATTCTTTCAATGGAGCTAGACTGCACAGGTACCGTTCCAACTATAGATTTATCAATCATCGATACTGAAGGTGTTTTTGGAGTTGATTCATTCCCTAGAGATGGTGATGTTATTAACTTTAGAATGGGAACTTTAGAAAAGGACCAATATAAAGATATAAGAATTGATTTTGATATTTCAAATGCAGATGCTCCACCTCAAAGAGGAGAGGGCCGCGGAAACAAGTATCATTTTAGCGGTAGGATAAAGGTTCCAGGATTATATTCTGAGGATTGCAAATCATACGGTGTTGGTACTTCTTTAGACCATATTGAATCTATTGCAAATGATTTAAAACTTGGAGTTGCTACTAACGTTGACACTGCTGATGATTCGATGAATCTGGTTATACCATACAATTCTATGTTTGATACATTAGAAGATTTGGTTAGACACTCCTATATTGACGAGGATAGCTTCCAGACCTATTGTATTGATCCTTATTACTATGTGAATTATGTTAACTTAAATAAGTTAATGGATTCAGAAGAAAGTATAGAGAAAATGATTGCCGCTTTTGAAAAAGAATTGGCAGATACTCCACAAATTCCAGCGGAAGGAGTAAATAAGGCGCAAAGAGCCCTTATTTTAACAAATCATAAGAGAGATCAGGGATCAAATTTATTTATAGTAAAACAATCTCTTAAAAATAAAGCGGGAACTGCAGCCAAAAAGAATGGTTACAAAAGGGTTCTTCAATATTTTGAAAATGATTCTGATGAAGGATTAGTTTCTCATGATATCGAACCTCTAGCGAGCAAAAACATGAAAGATATCGAAGAACCTATGAAAGGTCGTCGAGATGAAGATCGATATAAAAACGAAATCAAGTATAAATACGTTGGTAGAAAATGTGGAGATCCTGAAACTTCAAATACACATTTGAATTATGAGTATTCTGCAATAAGTAATGCTCAAAACATTGCAGAAGTTACAAAAATGTCTTTAGACATTGAATTAGCTACTTTTAATCCAGCACTGCATAGATTTCATAAAATACCTGTTCTTATATACACAGGAGAGAGACAAAGATTAGACGCTGAAAATCAAGTAAAAGAAAAGAAGGAAAAGGATGGATTTGATAGTAAGCCAACTGATAAAGAAAACGGTGGATTAAATCCAGGTGAAATGGTTGTGGATGAATTCTTGAGTGGTTATTATGTTATTGGAGGTTTTAAATATCTTTATAAAGCGGGAGCTACTTCAGTTAAACAAGAAGTTAATTTGTTGAGAAGAGAATGGCCAAGTAGAGTTAATAATATTAACCCTGAAACAGTTGCTCCAGCAACAACACCACCTCCAGCGCCAGCGCCTCCTGTTGCACCAGCACCAGAACCTCCGGCACCAGCTCCAGCACCAGAACCGCCTAAAGAACCTGTGTTTACATTAGACATATCAGACTTTAATGGTAACGGAAATAATCTTTTAGGTTCATGGTTCGAATTTGACGATACTATTTTATGGAAGGCTGATGATATTACTCTAGTAACTGAAACTCCTAAAATTAAAGCGGTATTTAGTGGACCATCCGATTATGAGGTTGAGGGTACTGTTTCAATGGAAACAAAATCAAATAAGGCTGAAGTAAAATATTCATTCGAAATAGTTGAGTGGAATACTGAATTTAAAATACCTAAAGATACCTTTAAAGACAAGGAGGGTAGTTATACTGTAGATATAATTTTAACATATAAAGACCAAACAGTTAAAGAAACAAAGAAATTTGAATGGAAACCGTGGAAGCCTGATCAATCGTATGGATACGATGTAACTAATATGAGTAAACTACAGTATGCTAAAGAAACAAAATCAAGTACAGAGCGTGGTAAATTTATTGGAACATATACATTAGCAGGAGAAGCGACTAAGGCAAATGGAGGTAAGGCACCGATGAGCGGTAAAATTGAAGGTGAAAACTTAAATGATGTTTCAAAACAAACAGAAGCAGCATGGAACGCTGAAATTGAAAAAGCAAGAACAAGTAAATAAAGATAAATAATATATGTCAGATTTTAAAACACCAAACGACTTTAGAAAAGGTTCATATAATAAGTACCCATACCAGGATCCTACTTACCTTTCGTTTGCACTAATGTTTGACTGGTTCGATCCTGAAAATTCACCACTATTGTCTGAACCTGCTGAAAAATTCTTAGCCGATTTAGCAGAGAAAGATTCTTTTTATAAAGAAAGGCTTGAAGACCTTCAAGCGTTCAAAGATGCTCTTTATACAATTAACATGGAGTTGCCATGGTACTGGCAATCTCTTAAAGGATTAGAAAGATTACAGCAATATGATCCATTAAGAAATTATTGGGGTGGAGATGACGCTAAACTTGAAATTGAAACTTTAGAATCATTAAACCTTCCAATTGCAGGTTTAATGCACTTATATAGAAGAGCAATATTTGATGAACGCAAATGGGGCTACATTCTACCTGTGAATTTGAGAAAATTCAGAATGTGGATATATGTTACTGAAGTTAGAACAATTCAAGTAAATGCTGATACGAAGGTAGGCGGAGTTAATAAAAATACTGCTCTTAAAGATTTTCCTTCAAATATTAAGCCAACTGTCGATGTAACTAATAAGAATAAAGATATTATGGGTACTGGCGGTAGACCATACTTTATGATTGGATTGGATTATTGCGAATTTGATATGATGACAGGCTCTAATATTTTTGCAGATCTTTCTAAAAGCCCGGAAAATGTAGCATCGAATTCAATCACTATAACATATGCAAGTTCTAAAAAAGTAGAGGCAAGAGTACTTAATGGTATTGTTGATCCTTTAAAGTATTCAACAAATCAATTATCTCCAGCACCTGATTCTGAGTTTTTTGAACCTAGTTCAAAATCACCAATGGAATTTGCCAAAGATAAACTTAATGGTAAAATTGATGAAGTTTCTGCAAAAGCAAAAGATTCTGCTAAAAAATTAGCAGAAGCAAAGAAACAAGAATTGATTCAAGCCGCTAGAGATAAAACAGTTAATAGAATACCGACATTTGAAAACGTATATTCTAATTTTATTAGAAGAGTAGATCAAGCGACAAATGTTCAACAAGTTGCTAAAGATTTAGGAAATGTAATACCTTCAAATATTGCTAATGTTGCAGGAGGAGGTACTATTAAACAAGCGCTTGATAAAGGAGCACAAAACGCAGTTAAAAACCTAGGAAACGCTTACGATTAATGGCAACAGATAAAGAATTAGACAAGGATAATATTAGGGAAACCCACTGGATTGGTGAGGTTGTAGATAATGCTGATCCTAAGTTTCTTGGTAGATGCCGTGTTAAAGTTTTTGGTAAGTTTGATAAACTACCAAATGATGCTATTCCATGGGCAACCCCAATGAATAGAGATTTTGTAGGAGCTCATCATACTCCAAATGTTGGAACTATTGTCGCCGTTAGATTTGACAATGGTAACATATATCATCCTGAATATTGGTTTCAAATTAATCAAAGTAAAGCGTTAAAGGCTGATGTATTAGAAAAATCAGGAAAAGCGCAAGATGTTGTATCATTAATATATGATGAAGTAAGAAACATTAGAATCTATCACTCGCCTGAGGATGGATTAGTAATTACACGAGGCACCGGAGCAAAAGAGAGACCCTTGATTCAAATTGATGAGAAGGGTTATATTAAAATATCGAGTGCTGAAAAAATATTCTTAGATTCTGGTAATGTATTCTTAAGTAATACTGGCGAAGGTAGCGAAGATGAAGCAGAACCTACGGTTCGCGGAGTATCTCTTGAAAAATGGTTAAATAAATTGCTTGATGATTATAAGAACCATTTTCATCCGACAGGAGTTGGTCCTTCAGGACCTCCGGCAGCAGCAACGCCATCAACTGTTAGTAGTTTAAAATCGTCACATAAAGACTATCAACAAAAGGGTAAATAGGATATATAATTTCTAAAACGTTATATTATGCCAGCACAGTGGCCAATTTTCATTAATAAAGTATCAGCAAAATTATCTGGTCTAAGCGCAGAAAGCATAGACGAATTTGCTGTGTTTTTAGCAGGTGAATATTTTAATAGCGTAAAAACATCTCAAACGATGTTTGGTAATATGCATCAATCTGGCCAAAAACCAATTCTTGAAGAGGGTTTTAAAAAGGCATTTAAGAAAATATATGATGAGGAAACTGTTGAATTTGAAAGTAAATTTTCTAATTCAAAGTATGCTGATATGTTTGAAAAGTCCCAAGGACCAGACACTAATTTTGATACATATTGCGAACTTGAAAAATGGACTGAAAAAAATAAAGATAATTTAGAGAAGTTTTTATTTTACCCGTTCTTCCCATCGACATGCCCTACTGAAGAAAAACCACAAGCTACTGGAGAAATAGATTCAAATTTATTAGAAGAAGCTTCAAAACCTGGAGAACCTGAAAGATATGTTACTATGACTATCTCAGGATTTACCGAAGGGATTAACTACAAATTATTATATTCTATCAATGGTACTGATCAGCCAATTCAGATTGCGACAGACAATGTACTACATGTGCTTGCACCAACCCAATCCGGATCTTACACTTATATTTTTAAGAGTGTTTATGGCCCTGACGGGACTACATTATTAAAAGAAATAAACAAAACAATAACTCTTGAAATTAAACCCGAAGGTGTTAATGTTATTGAAGAGATCAAAGACCCTTTTGCTGATAAAAAAACCAGACCTTCAATTCCTGAAATGACAGAAGATGAGCGAGCTAAAAAAATAGCGCTTCGAGTTGTTTATCAAAACGATGGTTCCGCAGAATATGGAGAATGGGTAGATAGACTAGACATTGGACATAATAAAGCCTTTGGTAAAAAAGTAAAAGCTGAAGTTTTTAAAATACTAGGAGTAAAAGGAAACACATATGAAGATATAAAAGACAGTGTTGCCCGTAAAAAAGCATTATTAAAAGCGGAATCTTTTAGAAAAGATTTAATTGAACGCTTTAATAAGCAGGGTAATCAAGGAGGAGTATTCGGTATCACTAAAAAAGATATTGAAGATGGTTTTAAATCAGAACTTAAAAAGTATGAAATTAAGTATAAGAACTCCCTATCTGAAAGTGATTTGATTAAAGACATTTTATCTGAAGATAAAACTCTTAAAAAAGAGGATGCAATCCAAAAATTATATGGACTCCCAAAGGCCAGTAATATACCTAACCCGATAAATGAGTACATTTTTCAGGAGGAGCATATTGATAATAAACCAAGAATACCGAACTGGTTAAATGCAGCAGATATCTGCAAATTTGTTTATTTTAAAGAAATTGATAAACGAATGGATGGATATTCAGATAGAAATATGAAAAAAGATAATGGAACAAATAGCTTTTTTGATAAATTTATTTATGAAAATGCAGAATTGAAAAGAAACACTAAAAAGATTATAGAATATCTTAAAGAAAAAAATAAATGGTACGATCTGTTAAGAAAATGGGGTAATTCGATGACTGGTAAAGTAGAAGAGGATTCACAAGGAGGTGATGGATATGAAGTAATGGCACAAGCTATTATTGATTATTGGAAAAGTACTGCAGTTCAACCATTCGCACCAGGCCCACCGATAACTCCATGTACTTCAGTTCCTCCGCTTGGGGGTAAATATGCTCCAATATCTTATGGTAACAAAAGCGCTTTAGCTGCTGATTTAAGAAAGGCATGGAATACTGGAAAGAGATTTAAAATGCAACCATTAATGCCAGTCGCTTCAAAGGCAGTTGCTTCAGCCGTTGCAGTTTCATGCGCAAAACATTTATTAGGAGTTAAATTCCTATACTTAGGCGGATTAATAGTACCGACAGGTCCTCCAATCCCGATGGTCGGTGTAAGTCCGACAACATTCTAAAAATTTAATATATAACTTATAAATTATTAACCCTTAAAAATTAAAACAATGTCACAAGACGTTAAAACAAAAAAACAAATTGCAACTGAAGGAAACCCTAATTTCGATTGGGACGCACACTTAGCAGATTGCCCAACAAATTTCAGAAGACCAAATCTTCACATTAAAGCACCTGCTGGAGTTAAAGTTTATTCAAGAGCCCCTTATGCTCAAGAATTACTTGATTTAATGGAGAAATTTGAATCAACAGCTCCACAAGTATTTAATGTTATTATTGGAGAAACTCATACAGGTACTGTATATTCAGTAGACCAAGAATGGGCTTCAATCGACATTGGACACAGAGAAATGGTATATGTTGATATGAACAGAGAATCAAAAGTCTCAAAAGCAAGATTAATTCCAGGAGAGAAGTTATCAGTTGAAATCGTCGCAGATAGAAGCTCTAACTCTAGAGGATTTATTGTAGGTTCAGTAGAAGCTGGAATCAAGGCAGCAGCACTAAGAGAAATGTTACAATCAGCAGAAACACAAAACACTGCATATATTGGAACAGTAACTGGAATGATTCCAAACGGAGGTTATTTCGTAAACGTACAAGGAATTGACTGTTTCATGCCAGGTTCTCTTGCAGGTATTAACAAACTTGCAGATTTCGAATCAGTATTAAATACTCAAATGTATGTAGTTCCTATGAGCTACTCTCCAGAAAGAGGTACTGTAATTGTTTCACATAGAAAGTATTTACAAGCCTTAATTCCTGGTAAAGTTGAAGAACTTAAAAATACAATGGGAGAAACTAAAACTGGAAATGTTACAGGTTCTGCTAAATACGGAGTATTTGTTGAGTTTGATGGTTGTTTAACTGGAATGATCCATGCAAATGACTTAAATGCTGAATTTGCTAAGAAACATAAAGCAAGAGAAATTAATCCAGGAGACGAAATTACATTCATTGTAAAAGAAATCATCACTGATGAAAAAATTACATTGACTCAATTAGAGTATGTTGAAACAGTAGATCCATGGAAGGAGATTGCAACAAAATACAAATCTTTTCCAGTTGAAGTTAAAGGTACAATAAAATCTGTTAAAGATTATGGAGTATTTGTAGACATTGGAGATGGAATAGTAGGATTGTTACACGTATCTGAATTACCAGAAGGCGTTGAAATTACATCAATTGCAAAGAATGATAATATAACTGTTCAAGTTACAAGAATTGAAGTTGAGACAAGAAAAGTTTTCTTAAAACTGTAATTGTTAATAACTTTAACATAAATTTAACAGCCCGGATTTTTTAATCTGGGCTTTTTTGTTTATATTTACATTATAATTAAACCAGATAAATATATCATGAATAAATTTAAAACATACGGACAATTCTTAAATGAATCTAATCAAAATAATATTGTTAATGTTATTTTAGAAGCATTGGAACCTACGATTGTTGAAATGGTAGCTGCAACTGAAAAATGGTTTGTTGAAACCTTTAAACAGGAATTCACCAAGTATGATAGAGAAAGCGCCAGAATTAATTTAATCTATGATATGGTTAAATCAATTGAATCTTATACAATGCCAACAGATTCATTAATAACACTCAATGTTCGCAAAAGTGCTAAGGGAAATATTGAAATATCTTCCCAAATTCAAAGAGAAGGAATTGCTTATATTTTTTCAACAGAAGCAATATATGCAGGTGGACATAATATCCAAAGACTACATTATAGATATATTGTTAAAACAGATCTTCCAAAAACAGGAGCAACTGAAATTACTAAAGAATATTCTGAAAAAATTAAAAAAATGTCTAAGCTTGAAAAACTTAATAAAGAAATTCAAGATTACGAATTAAGACTTAAAAGAGCAGTAGAAGATGCCGAAGCAAATTCTAAATTAACTGACATTGAAATAATCCAAAGCATTAAAGATAATTCAAGGGAATCTTGGTATGAATGGCCAAGTTGGGAAGAAATTGTAAAACGAGATGCTGCTAAAAACTACAATGATAGCGAAGAATATTACAATCAACAAATGCAAGATGGTATTGCTAAACGAATTTCTTCTTGGAAATCGATGAACATTGATTCAAAAAAAAGATACGCAGTAGACTACCAAAAAACTATCAAAAAACTACAAACTAAACTAGATTCAATGTTGTAGTTATTATTTCAGATATATAACTTAACTTAAGTAATAATATCTAGATAATAATGAACAACTTAAACGATTCAAACGTTTTACAAAACGCGCTAGTTGGCGTTGAATTTGAATTCTATTCAAATTTTAGTGCCGAAGAAACTGCTAAAAAATTAGCAGAACTTTTAGGCAAAAAGATTCATGTTGAAACAAAAGCACATAGTGATTTTGAAGTAACTCAAGATGAATTTAAAATAGAACCTGATATGTCGGGTGGAGCAAAGCTTCTAGAACTTGTTACTGGAGCCCTTCCATATTTTGCAGCAAGATTAATGATTATTAATGTGTGCAAATGGATTGAAGAGAATGGATATACAAATGACAGATCTTCAATTCACTTAAATCTTTCATTCGATAAATCTAAAATCGATAATAAGTATAGAATATCGAAGATGAATGTTCTTAAATTTATCCTTGATTTTAATGAAGATCAAGTATTCAAATTCTTTCCAAAAAGAGAAAATTCAGCATACGCAAAATCAATCAAGTTTGTACTTCCAAAAGAAGACACATATTTCTTTGATGGAAACTATATTAATCAACAAAACTTTATTTACCCTGATACCAAATATTACGGAATCAATTTTGACAAAAGACATAAAAACTATTTAGAATTTAGATATGTTGGAGGCGCTGATTGGGAAAAGAAAACAACAACAATACTACATCTAGTTGACCAATTTTTATTGCAACTATGGAAATCAACTGAAAATACCGAATTCACTTCATTAAATTCAATCGAGCTTAAGAAAATAATATCGTCAAATCAGAGAATTATTGATGCTCGTAAAGATTGGAAAACTATCGAAAAGAATTGGAAAGGCGTTAAGTTTACGGTTGATTTAAACGATAATTCAAAGGTAGTAGATCTATATTGGCCGAGCGTTAAGGAAAGAGTAATGCGATTATTTACGCATGGTGATCTTACGAAGGGACATATTAATTATGATTCAGATTCTGGTAGAATTCAAATAGCTAATGGTAGATTAGAATATTGTGTAGATCTTAGAGGATATGAATTCGTTGACTGTTTTTTAAGAGGAGAATTTACAGAGTGTGATATGTATGGATGTGATGTTAACGGATCAGACATTCACTATTGTAATTTTTATTCTTCAACTCAAATTAATAGTTCAAAAATAGATGGTTCTTATGTTCATGGATCTTGTGTTGCTAACGATTGTTATGTATATGGTAAAGGAACATTTAAAGGATCTATGAAAGGTGGTATTTTTAGAGAGGGTACGTACGATAAAAAACTTGCTAAATTTGATAATGACGTAGAAATCGTTAAATCAGAAGCAATATAAAAATAAAATAATAAGATGAGCGAAATAATAGTAGGAGGACAAGGAACATTAGTAGACCCATCATGGGAAAGCGGATGTTTTAATGCGTTTGTAAATGAATTGGCAGATGAAATCACAGGATCTTGTATGATTCCTATGAATTTACCTAGAAGTGAAGTTATGAACATTGTTAATAGAGCTAAAAAATGGTTCTATAAAAATTACGAGTATTCTGTTAGAGAAAACTTTATGATTTTACCAATTGAATTATTTTCATCAGAGCATTTCAAAAAAACAAGAAGTTTTACCCTACCTGGAATGAATCCAGCGACTGGAGGAAATGAAGTTTTTTCAGTATATGGGCTTGCGGAAGTTGGAGCAAACTGGGGAGGATCTATGGATATTAACTGGACACAAGGTGATTTTGCTATCGAAAGAATGTTAATGGGCGGAATGTACGGTGGTACTAAAACCGGAGCAGCTGCTGAAAATTTACAATACTTTGTAATTAATGAAAGTTTCTTTGATATGGCTCGACAAATCATGAGAAATCCATTAAGTTATAATTACAATCAATTAACGCATGAGTTAAGATTTACTGGAGAATCACCAAAGAAAAACGTGATTCTTGAAGTTTATGAAACAATTCCTGAATGCGCACTATTCCAAGATGAAGCTTTCTTTAGATATTGTGCAGCAAAAATCAAAATTTCTTTAGGACAAAAATTAGGAATATTTGGTTTTACGCTTCCTGGAAATATTCAAGTAAATCCGGATTTAATTAAAGGTCTTGGTGAAGATGAATTAGATAAATTAATAGAAGAAATTAAATCAGACGAAGGTACCGACTGGATGATGCATTCTTAAAAGAATATATATTACTATGGAATTATATATAAAAACGGTAGGCGATCCTAATTTTGATCCAGAACAATTACAAGCAGACGAAGATATTCAAATGCTTTTAACCCAAATTGAAACTCTTATTTTTACAAATAAAGGAGAAGTTCTGGGTAACCCTGAATTTGGTTTAAATATTGATGATTACGTTTATTCATTTAGATATAATGATACAATGCTGCAGAGTATGATAGCGAACGGAATATTCAGATATTGTCCACTTTCATATAAATACCCGGTAAATGTAAGTGTTGAATTTACACCAGAAACAGAAAGAAACATGGTCTTTATAGACATAACTATCGACGGTAGATATGGAATAGGACTGTATGTATAAAATATAAATACGATGGCAGAACTTAAATTTTTATCAAAAGCTAGAATCAAAGCTAGCGAAATGTTGGATGATACCAAAACATATATCAGTAGATTATATGGTAGAAGTGGTGATTTATTTTCAACATCATCTCCATTTGCTCAAATTCTTGAAGTATTAACGGAGCTTACGAACTTGGTTTTCTTCTACATTGAAGATGCTACAGTTGAACAAAATATTTTAACAGCTCAAAACCCAGAATCTATATATGGACTTGCAAGATTAGCAGGCCACGATCCATTTAGAGGAACTTCAGCTGTTGGGGAAATTAGAGTGAGATTAAACACAAGTGCTTTTAACGAAATTGCAGGAGACGCCATCAATATTCCAGCAAACACGGTTATTAAAGCGAGCAAAAATAATCTTTCTTATATCTTAAAAACGAACAACGATCAATTTAGAATTGAAAAAAGTAACCCAGAATATATTTATATTCCAGTTGTACAAGGTAAGGTTGAAACGCAAGGTGTTACTGGAACTGGCGCAAAGTTACAGTCTTTTAATTTAATTATCAAAAAGAATACAGATCATCATTCAGTTAGAGTAAGCGTTAATAGCGAACTATGGACAAAATATGATTCATTATATGATATGAAAGCCGATTCTAAAGGATATATGGTGAAAAGTGGTATTACCGGAGGATTAGATATTTATTTTGGGAATGGATCTTTTGGTATGATTCCACCAGAAGGATCTAGTATTAGTGTTGAATACATTATCACTGACGGTTCTAAAGGTAATTTAACAGGTTCTAAAGACCTTAATTTTAAATATGAAACTGAAGGATTTGATTCTTTAGGAAATACTTACAACTTAAATAAATTATTGGAATCTTCTTTCACAGTTGCTCCAGTAATGGGATCTGATCCGGAGCCTTTAGAGTTAACTAAGTTAATTGCTCCGATGCAAAGTCACTCTTTTGTATTAGCAACTCCAGAAAATTACGAAGCATTTCTTTCAAGATATGGTATGTTTTCATACTTAGACGCTTATAATACAACTGAAGATGGGTTTATCGACGATGATAACGTGATATATTTATTTATGTTACCGGACACTGCTAGAAAACTAACGAAAAATAATGACTATTTTAATATACATCAGGAGGAATTCTTTTTCTCTGAACAAGAAAAGAATGGAATATTAAAAGTTCTTGAAGAATCAGGACAACAAATGGTAACAACTGAAGTTAAGATTGTAGAACCAAAAGCTCAATATTTTAGAATGGATGTTAAAGTTCGTTATTTTGAAGGATTTGACAAAGCAAATCTTTATACCGCAATTCGTTCAAAAATTTCAGACTATTTAATTAATATCACGAGAAGAGACAGATTACCGAAATCAGATATTATTGCGCTACTAGAAGGTGTTGAAGGAATTGATTCAGTAAATATTAGATTTGTTTCTGAGAAAGAGGAAACAGCTAGACGTAATGGATATTACACTAGTGAAACTGTTACAGTTACTCCAAGCACTCCAATACTAGAGGATATTGGAAATGGAAAACAAAAATACGTATTCTTTAAAAGAAATGTCGTGACATCAAATGTTAATTTTGAACCAGGCGCTGCATTACCTGAAAATGTAATTAATCTTGATTCATTTGGAGATATTATTCTTGAAAAAGAAGAAGTTGCATTATTCAGAGGAGGTTGGCAAGATCGAGATGGAGCAACGGTATTAGACGATGCGAAAATGGGAGAAATGGCTGCCCTTTCAATTTACTTTGATGAACCTGCGGTACCAAATACTATTTTTAGTAAGATGCAAGCACAAAATAGAAAAGCACTATAATGGATTTATTTAGTAATTTATTTAGAGTAAGAAAGGTAAAATCGTATGATAGTAGATTATCAGCGATGGATTCAAGACTGCATGAAGGTAACGATTATCGTGATAACATGCTGATTAATTCGATTTCTAAATACATACAAAGAAACAATACTATGAATGACTTTATAGTCTTAATACAACATGTTGTTGCAGACTGGGTTGATTCAGTAACATACTTAAAAGCATATAAATCGTACACTATTAGAAAGAACGATAAAAAAGTTAAATAAAAATGGCATATAAAAATTTAAGATTCTTTGACAGCGAGTCTAATGACCTTAACCTTCTCTATAATTCTACAACGAATATATGGGAAGGTATTTGTTATTTGCCAAACGTGTCAGTTGGATTATACGAAACCCTAACTATTTATATTTTAGAAGAGGTTGTAGGGCCCTTAGGAAATACTAAGTTTGTTACTCCAATATCTGAAAATACTGGAACTAGTTCATTTAAGTTTGAATTTTTTAGTGGATATGATTTTAGTGATGACATATTTTTATATAGCGCCAAAAATAATAATGGACAATTAGAAATCCAAAAAGATACAGTACAAAGACATACCCTATTGGACTCCGGATCATCAGTAGGTGTTGATTCAAACGGTGTAAAGATAATCAATTCTGCCCTTCCGTTGAATCCGATTAAATGTAATGTTGCTTTGATGAGCATGGAAGATAACTTCCACACTAGACTTTTAGATATAACGGAAATTGATGCTGAAGGGGTTGAAACTCTTATAGCAACAATAAGAATTTACGGAGAAACTGAAGAGGAGGACGAAAGATTATCGGTTTTACTATCGAATATTGGTATGACATTAAGTCCTGAAGATTATATGATTCTTAAAGATTCTGACATTAAAGAATTATCTCCAGACTGGTTGTTATTAAACCAGAAGAGGAAGGAATTATTGTTACAGGCAAGTACGATTAAACCTTTCATTGGAACATATAAAGCAATCTTAAATGCAATCGATTTCTTTGGTTATAGTAACTTGACATTAAAAGAATATTGGTTAAATATTAATGAACAATCTGAAAACTTTGGTAAATTAAAAGCGGTTGCTGTGCCAAATCAAGATGTTGTTGGATTTTTAGCAGACAAAAGTAAAAGTCAAGAACTTCCAAGTTCTAACCTTAAAAAGACAAGTCGTTTTAGTCTTGTTTACAGATTAAATGAAGCAGATGGAGGAGTTGACGAATGGGATATCCCAACCGTTAAAGAGTCGACTGATTATTCGCCAGACGAGGTATTAATAAAATTATATGGACTTAAAAATAAGCTTCAAAAGAATTTTCTACCTCTTCAAGCAAAAATCGTTGATATTACTGGAGAAGGGGATTACTTTTCTCAATTTAATTTAAACGTTTGGAATAATCAACATTCAATAAAAGTACAAAATGCTGGACAAAATGTTGACTTTAGTAGATTTCCAAAAGAAAGACAATTATTTATTGAAGATTTAAGAAAGGTTGATTATAGATTAACTGGAATTTTACAAGATTTTAATTTTCTTACAAATACAGACAGAGAAGAAATATCTGAATCAATCACCAATTTCTATAATGGATATTACAATGAGGATTTATCTACTTTTAATACATTAGCAGGAATTCCAATTGGATGTCCAGTTATATTAAACGCAGAATCATTTATTGATTCATGGGATTCAGCTGAATTTACATTCATGGATGCTGCAGATACCGGAAATCACATGTTAAATTGGAATAACTGGTGGAAACAAGGTATTTATGAAATGGAATGGACATTTTCAGGTCCTAATGGATATTTAAAATCATTTAGAGGTGGTGTTGGATATACTGATAATGTGGGTGTATTTCATCCAGAATATCAGCAGTTCCCAATAGTACTTCCATATGCTGGAAAATATTCAGTTGAACTTGCAATTTATGATTTATATAATGTAAGAAGTTCTCACAGAGAACCTGACTATTTTGAAGTAAAAAATAAAAATGTTGAAGTTTACGGACTATTCCAGAGAATGCTTCCTAAATTAAATTCAGATCAATACAAGTATTCTTATAATGATGCAGGTAGTGACTGGGATTGGTCAAGAGAGAACGCTGCAACTGTTGATAGTATTATAGCAACTTATTACTTAACACTAGACAGGGCAAACTATGTACACGACAGTCAAGATGGAGAAGAGTTCTCAACTGTTAGAAGATATGTTGATGCTTCTACTGTTACTGGATTTAATGAGACTCCAGGTCCATATCAATGGAAAGAATTAAGAACGCATATTTGGAATGATGGGAATGAAGTTAATTGGGATATGATGAGAGTCGGAGCTGACATTAACTCATCGTTTAAAATTGACGTTAGACAGGATATGGGATATTCAAATCAATATTCTACAATGTTTATTAAGCAAATAGATCCCGTTACTAATATTGAAATAACAGATACATATCAAATAACATCGACATACCCAACTAGCTCTCTAGATTTGGCAGCATGGACTAATATTGCAACCGAACTTTCAGGTTTAAGTGCATCCGTGCATCCATTATTCTCTAAATTTAACTTTAACCCAGTTTTAGTTGATAACGATGGAGATGGAATTGAAGATGAATGTACATACATACTTGCCGTTTCTGAAGAGCCTTCAAGAACACATGATTTTTTTAGTGTTGGATTTAATCATCCATCCGGAGGAGAAATACCAGCAGGATCTGAGGTTCACTTTACAAGTTACAACCCGGATTATAATGACATTTGCATTATTGATACTCACATGGAAGTTAATATGTTAAATCACGTTACTTTCTCATACGATATCACTAATATGCCTGGAATAGTATCTCAAGAATGGAAGCTAAAAAATAATAGTAAAAATATTGATGATATATATTATAATAATACATGGCTGACATATCTATTTAAGCATAAAGGAGACTATAGTATTGAGTTAGAGTTGACTGACGTTAATGGAAATAAAAACACAATAAATAAAAATATATTAAAAATCATTTAAAATGGCAAGTATAACAACAATCTTAGGAACTGACAGTGTTTCTTCTTCTAGAATTGTAATTAATAACAATTTTAATGCTCTTAATACTGAATTAGGGCAAATTGCAGCAAGATTAAATACTACTGCACAGACACTTTCTTTAACTGGACAAGTTAGTGCTGGTACTTTATTAGTAAACAATGGAACTATTGATACTTTTAAAGTTACAACAACTGAATTAATCGCTAATGTAGAATCTACATTTAACGAAAAAGCTTTCTTTAACAAAGGATTTGTAACTACTATCGAAGATGATGTTCAAATTATTCCAAGCAGTGGATATAATGCGTCAACATACATTTTAAATGCGAGTTATTTTGGAGCGCCAATTACTCTTCCAGCTGCTGAAAATGGACAACAATTAACTTTTATAGTATCTGGAACTCCAACTTTAGTTGGAACTACATTACCATTGGTAGTTGCATTTGATGCGACTAGTATTGAAGGACCTACTGTAATTGAAGTTGGTGCAAAAGGATCTATCACACTAGTATATGATGGAAGTATTTCAAAATTCCATGTTGTTTCAGCAATGAACGCGACAGTAACTTACTAATAAAATAAAAACAAGCTTAAATGGCAACACCATTAATAAGAATACCCCAAGAACAAGGTGGAACTATGTATGCATTTTCAAGTGCAGCAAGGGATCTAACACGAGCTTATTATAACCCAGATATTAATTTTGAGTATTCTAAGTTTGCATTGTTAGAGCTTCCAGTAGTTTCAGTACCTTCTTCAAGTAGCGATAATTACATTCAATTTGATAATTTAATCGCAGCATCAGGTGCCCAATATACACCAAACTCAAATGCAAATGTAGATTTTGCTGAAACAATGCAAAATTATGCCCTGAATTTTGAAAACTTTATCTTAAATGATGATGATTTCGATTCTGCTATTTTTGATTCAGATGCTGAAAAGATTTTCTTTAAATGGCTGCATCATTTAGGAGCTTTTAAAGTTAAGAATGCAACGTCGCAACAAGTAGTATCTGGATATTCTAGAGCTATTGAGGTCGAAGACGCAACGCAGGCTGGTAATAACTATAATAGAGTAGTAAAGTATCTTGGAAATATCGACGTTTCAAACGATAAAAATTATCAAGGAAATACTTATAATGAAATATTTATAAATGTACCTTCATCTGTTGGTTATACTCCAGATGTATTATTTAAGTCAAGCAACTATAATACTACAGCAACCTCTTATGACGTTAATCTAAACGGAGGAGAAATTAATGGAAGAGCAGGTCAATCACATCCTGACATTAATTTAACAATGAACGCAATTGGTGATACTGTTGGAAATAATGGAGGAGAAATTGACTTAGATCCAGCAAATACATACAATTATGGTATTGAATGGAACCAATCAATATATTCTAAAATTGCAAATGACCCTAAATTAAATAACTTTTTAGAATATTCTAAAAGAGGTGGAGACTTTAGATTTAATGCAATCTTAGTTTACTATGACATATATTCAAAATCAAACATAGCAAATAGAAGTACCAATTTATATGGTATCATACTTTTAGATAACTTTAAGGATGATCCTGCTACATCAGGATGGTACATTCCAGAATTAACAAAATATAAACCAAACGATGTTACTGGATTAAACGGTAATGCCTTTGCACTTAAACTTAATGTTAAATTTAATTCATCATTAGATAATATTGGAGTAGAATCTAACATTAATGATTACTCAACATTCTCAATGGACATTTTCTTGGACACAACAACTGCCTTAGAAAATGCTGCTCGATTAATGGTTGAAGCAAATAACAGATATGCTGCAATCGTAGATAGATTAGCTCAAGTTGAGGACATTTTAATGACTTCAAATCAAGCTATTGATTTTGGAGCAAGAATTGCAGACTTAGAATTGGCTCTTGAAAATGCAGCCCTTAATTTTGCAACATCAACATCAATTATTGATATGATTACTTCAGTTAACGCTAGATTAAATCAAGTTATTAGCGGAAGTATTCCAACCGAAGTTCAATACAACACAGATGTTTTAGTTAATGGAAATGGTATCAAAATTGATAAAACGAATCCTACAAATATTAAAATATCGAATGATAATAATGGTTATGCATTGAACGATGTTTTTAACTATGATATAATTGGAGGAACTACAGGCGCTTTAATAAATATTGCTTCATTATTTAATTTAAGCTTAACTGCATCAACTGGAATTATTACAAGAATTAAGCCATTTGATAATTTATTAAGAATTAATACAAATTCCGGGGTGATGACTGGAGATTTGAATATATACCTAGACGATAGTATCAATACATGGAAAAAAGGACAAGTTGTTAAACTATCTTTTAAAAATGCATTACCATCGTTAGGAACATACAAAATTAATATTTACACGGATAAAAATAACGGTTGGATTTTAAAAGGATCTTTAGAAACTTCTAATATGCTTAGTCAAAAGCCATACGTTGAATTTATATGTGTTGATGAAATAAACAAGACATTTGAACTTGAAATTATAAGATAATATGAGCGCTAGCAATTCAATATCACAATTACTTGAGCAATTCTTAGAGTTAAATACTAACTCTTTAGAAACATTCAACAGAATTAATGAAGCAATAACCACTGATAAAGAAACAGTGGTTATTGACCTTTTCAACAGTAAGACAAACACTATGGAAACTATTCAAATACCGGCATTCGGATATTTGAAGAGAGAAATTGAGCGTTTAAATACTAATATTAATTCAATTAGTGGACTTGAAGGATCTAATGCAAATGTTAGATTAAAGGACGGATCTTATAGAACTATCCATACTGCTAGATTAAAAGGACCATCACCTTCAATTACAAATCTTGCAGCACCAACCACATTTAGCACAAAATTAAACGAATTTTTCGAAGATTTTTTAAATCCATTATTAACTGTAAACTTAGACGTTACTGGTCAAATTCCAGTAGAAACCGAAAAGGTTTATGTTGAAAGATTTATTTTTAATGAAAATGATTTAGCTTCAATAACTGCGTTTGACGAAATATACAAAGGTGGTAGCGAAATAGATTATGCTACGTTTAAAAACCAATTATTAGATGGTGCATATTTACATTATATCGATGCTGAGGTTTTAGACATGCCGATGAGAATGATTCAATACACTGGATTTTTAGACGTTACCAAAATCGATAATGCTGAAAAAACACAAGTAATTGATGGAGTATCTCAAACAAAAACCGTTAAATTATATACACTTAACAAATTAACATATACTGATTCTACTAAAGCTCTTAAAGATACTGAAACTTTAAAGGTTAGTGATTCATTAATTGTTAATTCAGGAAATTACAGAACAAGATACCAAATTGTTTCAATCGATAGCTCAACTTCACAAGTTGAATTATTATTGTTAGAAGGTTCTGAGTCTATTAAATTAGGTACAAATCAATTAGGAATCTATAAAGACGTAGATACTAATTTAGACATTGAAATTAAAGTTGGATTTAACGAAAGACAAGTTATCTTTGTTAAGCCAATTGATCCCGTTTCTAAAATACCAGCTGAAAATTATTCTCCAGGTATTGCATTCTATTCGAATGAATTAGAAATCACAGATACTGCTGGAGTTAAAATGACTCTTGCTCAATATTATAAAAACGAGGTTTCTGACTTTGGACAATTTATTAAATCGCTAAAGGTAGATTACATTCCGCCAGCGGCCGTTGGTATTGTTCCAAGTGCACCTGCAATTGACACAGCTAACTTTAAAGTAGTTCAAATAAATAAACATCTTACCGATAATACTACAACCGATAAGATTAAACAACTTAAGGCTGATAAAATATCGACAGAGCAAACTCTTAAGAAATTAGATGAGTCGATCAAGCAAAAGAAATCTTTAATCAACACTAAGAAATTTAGTTCAACTGCAGAAAAAGATACTCATAAAAATGAGCTTAACTCTTTAATCTCTCAAAAGGATTCTGAAGCTAAGTTATTTTCATCTGTAGTTACTGAAATTAAATCTTCAGCTGAATCTGCAGATTTACAAACAGTTGATCCAAAATATAAAGTTAGAGGATTCTGGTCTATTCCAGAACCTAAGAAAATAGGGAATCAAGTTTCCCAAGAAGTTGTTCAGTTTAAAATTAGATATCGATATGTTTCGACAACTGGTAAAACTGCAACGGTTGACCAAATTAAATTTGTTGATTCAACAAATCAAACTGAAAAAACAGCAGCATTCTCAAACTGGATTGAGGTTTTAGGACCAGTCAGAAAGAGACAAATGAATGCTGAAGGAAAATATGAATGGATTATTGAAAGTGAAGAAGATGCAAACGCAGTTAACTTCAATTCATTAGACATTTCAATTAATCCTGGTGAGGTTGTTGAGTTTATGATTAAATCAATTTCAGAAGCTGGTTTCCCTGCGAATCCAGTAGAATCTGAATGGTCTGAAATTAATAGAATTGAATTCCCACAAGGAGAAATTAATACAGATGCTATGGGATCTGTAATTAAAGCAAACGAAATGGATGCTTTAAAAGTACAAATTCAGCAAGACTTAGAAGCTGCTGGAGTATTTACTCATGTTGGAGAATCTTTCACGGTTGGAGATACTACATATTCTCATAATGCAAATACTATTGCTTCAGGGTTTTTAACAGATCAGCAAGCTCCTATTACTGTTTATGAAAAATTATTGGCTTTACAAAATGAAGTCCTTAGTTTAAGAGCTGTAATTGAAGGTACTACTGGAGAATTAATGGTAAGAATTATCGATGAAGATGGTAATGTAACTCCAGTAACGAATAATACAACAGTTGAATTATTTGCTGGATATTATGTTAATGAAATTCCAACACAAGGTGGTAAAGGATATATTGTTACTAAAAACTTTAAAATTGAATTATCAAATACTAAAGCGACTGATCTAGAATTAATTGCTAGAATTGTTGGTGATACTACAAAACCAGTTGCAGTTTCAACTGCGAATACAATATTTGGTTTAGGTACTGGTGCAGGATCGATTGATCCAACTTATGGTGCAGATTCTTATTATACTACCGAAGCTAATTATGATCTAGTTCCTGTTGTTTATCAAAACATTGGAGCTGCGTCTGACGATTGGTTTACTCTTGGAAATCAGTCAACTCAACTTAAAGGACAGTTTTTATATTCTAGATTTAGAAATGCAGCAAATGACGATAATCTTTACGTAATTACGGAAGGTGCTGCCGGAGATATCGATAATTCATTTTTAACAGGGTACGATACTTATGAATATGGCCTTAAATTTAATTATTCAACGCAACCTTCGATTTCTGCATCTAAAGTAACGTCTTTCCAAAATGCTGTAATTACGCCATACGCTGCGGATAACGGTGTTAATGATTTTATATGGAATGGAAGTTGGTCAGGATCAACTCCTAATAAAGTTTCAGTTGCTACGATTACAAATGCGTCATATAGTAAAGGAATGTTTATGCATATTTCACATCCTCTTTTACAAAACGGAGTAATTACGCCTGAAACAATTGTAAGTAACGGACAAGTCGGAATGACAAAAACAGCACCTTTAAGATCTACTGATTCTAATGGTAAAAAACAAACGCCGTTTAGACTATTAAAAACAATTAATAAAGCAGGAGTTCCAGGATTTAGATCAACGATTAAAACATCTTTCTCACCAGAGGATCAATATTTATTGGGTGGATATTCATGTGGATCATTCCTATATCTTTCACCGTTGAACCTAAATTCACTAGTGGTTAATGCCCCTAATAAAAATGGTAAGAAAATAATACCTGGAGGAAGCGCTAATTCAATTTCGGTAGACTTGGTATTCCAATATAGAATGACAGATTATTATGGAGTTGGAGACACAGGAACTGGTAGAGTTGGAGGTATTTTAGATAATACACTGACTAATTTAACATACTCAAAAAAGATAGGTATAGATATATTAGGTCTTGGAAAAACTGATTTCCAATTTGATGTTGAAGTTTACGCTAAATATACAACTCAAGGTAAAAACATTAATAATATTACAAGTACAATGCTTTCAAATTATGCGACAAATTACAATACAGGTAATGGATTCGGTGGAAGAAGAAAGTATTTAACAGATAATACAATTAACTTCTCATATCCAGATATTAATATGTACTAACATTCTTTTAGATTGTATTCATAAAACTTGGATATATAATCTAAATAAAAAGAGTGTCCTACATGGCTACAATTAATACTAGTATTGAAAATAATTTAATAGACAACAAATCATTTGCTGTTTTAAGAACAAATCCAAAACTAACAAGTAATGTAAAGTTACTTGTTAGTTCTTTAGGTGATTTATTTTTAAGTTCATTTAGAGCAAATAAAGAACTTTCAAGAATCGAATATCAAAAATATGAAGTGAATCATACAGGAAGATATTCATATGATGTTGCTTCTTTTTACAAAGGACTCCCTTTGACTCAAAGATACCAAACTCTTAGAACGTATCCAGATACCACAGTATATTCTGACTATGCATTTCAATATGAAGATCAGTATATTGCAGGTGCAATTCAAAATTCAACTAAATTATATGATGAGCAATATAAAATATTTGCTCCGCTGTGGCTAGAAAAAAAGATACCTACAAAATTTGTAATTTATAGAGTTGAAAACACTGATTATTCTGCAATTTATCCAGAAAATAATGATGGACAAACCGCAAGGATTTTAGAACTTCTTAAAAATGCAACTATTATAAAAACATTTGATTTAGGAAAATCTTCAAAACTTGGAGAATATCTTAATAATCACGTGAATGACAAATACTTTCCAATAGCGCCTCTTAGTGTTAATTTTAAGGAAGGATCTCAGTCAACGTACAATGGTATTGATATCGTACAAGGTGGATTTACTTCAAAGGCAGAACAGTTTGACAAATATTATACTCAAGTAGATTATCCTGAAATTTTTAGTAATGAAATAATCACGAATGGATTTGAAAGAAACGGAATAGTTTCAGCCAATTTAATAAACTTAGAATTTTTATTCGATGATGCAGATGCAGTTGACTATAAAATATACAGATATTTTGGACTATATGTCGATGAAGTAGAAGAAGGATCTTTTTATTCAGATGGTATTAATCAAGGCGGCGCAATTAGTATTAAATCAAACACATACAAAAGTTTTTATGATTTACAGGGAACATCACTAACCGATGATAGTATGATTCCAAGCTCTTCTGAGTTTGATATTCCCGCACTTAGATATGTTAAAGACAAAAATGGTGATTTTTATAATTTAATGGGGGCAGGAGACTCTCCATATAAAAAATTATTGATAAATCTTGATAAAACCAAATTAGATTTATTTGAAGGTTATTCAAAAAATGGTAAAAAAATAACTTCGGTAAAGGGTAACGTAAACCCTCGAGGATTTATTAAAATTACGGTTAAAGATGTTCCTTCGATAAATGATAGGATATTTATAGCAGATAAAACCGAGCTTGAAATATCTGGATATAATTTAGGAGATTATATAATTATTGCTTCTAATAATATCCAAGCAGGTAGGGCGAATGGCAATAAATTTTCTAATCAAGGTAGTTTGCAACAAATTGCAATTGCAATTGCTGCCGCTATTAATAATGGAGAAATAGTATCATATAAAACGTATGTTTCAGATACCTCGGTTATTATTGAAGATTATGCCGCTGGAAATAGAAGAAGACAAAATGTACTTGGTGTTTATATTCCAAATTTAGTAGATTTCGTTGAAATTACTTCAGGAGAATATAACAATGTTGGACTTACAAATTCAATAGTACCTTCAACTACAAATACTGTATTTACTGACTGGAATTTATATACAATGATCGGAGGGTCGAGTGAAGGTCAATGCATTCTTGTACAATCTAGTGAAATTGGAAATGTTTTAGTTGGAGAATGGGTTAAACAAAAAGACTCTAATAATTTTATTCAAATTATAGAAATAGAAAAAGATCCATTAGCTACTGATTTATACAGAATTATTTTAAATTCTGTCGCTGATGTTTCGAACGATGGCATATTTGAAATTTATGACATCTATTCAATAATACACGGTAGATTTTTAGCATATGATATAAAAGATTTCGATTTCGATTTTTATTCTACTAGAAATTCAGATTTAGGTGATTTATTACTTGATGAAAAAATAGTTTCTGGAAATCCTACAAGAAATATAGACACTTTTTATTTAGGATTGAGCGGAGTATTAGAATCTGAAAAAATAGACACAGATTCTGGTCAACAAAACATTAATAATGAATACGATCGATTAAATGAAAACCAATTAAAAGAAACTGCTCTACTTAGCAGAGTTGTTCCTACTATTTGCAAATTTGAACTTAAAGATTCATCTAATGCAAGAAACTTACCATACATTTTAAATGCTAGTGAAGCTTTCGGTGAAGATAATTTATCTCCTAATATTGAGATTGATTCCCCTAGAAAGGTTGAATATATGAACATGGAACATTTCCATATTAATAAAATACCGGCAACGTTAAAAAACAATAGTGGAGTTAATGGATTTGATTTTAATAACTACGTTGATTTTGCAGATGATGGAGGAATAACAATTAATAAATTGAAGAGCGTTGATTTTAATTATTTTGATAGACATTTTAATTGGAATGGTTATTTTGGAAAAAATAAAGCGGTTGTTACGGCGCCCGAAGCGCAGGTATCGAAGTGGTATGACAATAAATATAAAAAACTTTGGACGAAATTCGATATAGGTAATTCTGAGAAAAACTCTTCAACTGTTTTTAGAGGACTTAGATATGAATATCTAAAGAGAAAAGAAACTACAAGTAAAACGCCTACTGAATTTATAGCGGAATCAAACATAAACGATTATAAATTTGGTGTGGTATTTTCATATAATGTTAAAAACGATGCTAATGGAACATTAATTACAACTAATTCATTAAATGTAACTTCCGTTAAAAACGACAAGTTTAAATTTATATGTATTTTGATTGAACTTAATGTTGTTAACAATGATGTTAAAGATATTGATAGGTATGATTTGTATACTTTAAAGAACATTAACTTTAATAATTTGGTAATAGATACTAAGCTTGATTTTTATATAGATTTTCCTAACTCATCTTTTAGTTCAGTAGATCCAAACGAGGAAGCAACATTAATTGCTTCTGATTTCTCTTTGGTTTCTCCTGATTTTAATAAATTTGTAAAACAAAACGAATATGGTGAATATTCTTGGATTTATTTTTCAGCTTTAGGAGGTACATATGCTGTTAAGGTTGTTAATATTATTGACGAAAAAACAATTACAGTTTCCGGACACCCGTATGCTTTTAATCCTTTTACTGGAGAGGTTAACACTAGTTATAGAATTAATCCATCCCAGTTTTCATTAATATCTATTCAATCTGATTTTTATTATTTTAATGGAGGTGAAAACGGCTTCAAAGATTTATTAAACGAAATTAATGCTTATAATTTTGCTAAAAGATTTAATAAGTTCGGAGAAGTTGAATATGTTACAATTGCCGAAAATGGAGATATTTCATATAATGAATATGTACTATCAATAGAATCTGGAGTCGAAGTTATCAAGCCTTCATTGATTAAATCTGAAAATGATCCTGAAAAACCAAAGGCGTATCAATTGTCTACTGGAGATATTGGAAGCGTTATTGTTGATAGAACTGATGGAGGATATATCACGATTTTGAGAAGAATGAATGGAGATTACAATCCTCTTTTCAATAACATAGTTACTTTTTCGGATGTTTATTCTGCTGGTAAAGTAGTAGAGGGATTATCTTCAGGTAAAAGCAAAATAATTTATAATAAGTTCAACGACACTGGAATCTCTTTTGATTCTTACAAGTTAAACAATATAGAATACGGATACATTAAAAATTATTTTTATCATAAGACAAATGATGAGGATTCAAAAAACATATTAAAATTATCTCAAACTTCAGATAAATTACCATTATATCCGGCGATTGGAGAAGTTGCAATTGATAAAAAGGACATTAATATTTTTAAATCTAAATATGCTACTGATTATTTTACAAAATCATTAGCTGCTGGAAAATCTGAAAATGTATATGGAACATTAAGCCCAATTGAAAAGAAAAGTTTCTTAGCTTCTACGATAATGAAGGTTAGAGACAATTATGACATTACTAAATTTACTAATGTCAAAGAAAAGTCAATAGAAGCTCTTGATAAAATAAGAATCAATAATGCAAGCATTGAAACAATCCATTGGTATGAAGATGATTCTCAAGTTATAGCAGATTTTTATTTACCAGATGCTATCTTAAATGAATTAAACGAAGATGGTATTAAAAAATATTTTAATAAATACGTAAATTCTGCTAATTCATTTGGTGACAAATCAACGATTGAAGATGATTTAAAATTATATGCAAAATCAAATATTTCGCCTAGATTCATAACTGATGGAATTTTTATTTATGGAATAGAGGGTAAAGATTTGCAAACTGATTTTATCTCAGTTTTAGAAGTTGCTGATTTAACTTCAGATAATTTTAAACAATTGACTAATTTTAACATTCAAAGTTATCAAAATGATGGCTTGAGTTTTAGACTAATATATAATAAAAGACTTGGATATTCTTATAATTTTAAAATCCATGTGAAAATACAAGCATAATAATGGCTATTAACATTAAGGAATTATTTAGAAGCGATCTGGATCCTAACGGTACACTATGGTGGTCTGAAGACAAGATAGATAAAGTTAACTATAATTTTGGTCTACTGTCTAACGGTGGAATGCCAGGGCCTCAGGGTTCTATAGGACCTGATGGAGATTTTGGTCCAATTGGAATGAGAGGACCTCAAGGTTATCAAGGGTTTCAAGGACCTCAGGGATTACAAGGAGAATACGCGATAAATGATTGGGTTTATTATGCAGATACTATAAGTAGCACTGGATATTTATTTGTTAAGAAAAACATTAATTCTACTTTAGAGTATTCTCCAGTAGTAATGAGAATTGGTATTGATAAAAACGATTCCAGATATACAGTTCCGAGTTCTTATTACGATTATGTTGTTTTATCAAACGTTAACCCTAATATATTAGATACTAAAAGTCCTAAAATAAATTTAAGACTGCAAAGTGATGGAAAGTTTTCAGACTATAAATTAACAAAAAAAATAACGATCGATGGTAGCATTGATGAATTACATATTGGTAAATTTGCATCTGGAGAATCTGGTTTTGAAATAATTTATCCTTCTGAAAATTTAAAATTGCGTTCAATAACACCACAAAATGGAAACACAACTGACACTCACGAAATAAGCGATTCTTTAATAAAAATTAACTCGCGACCATCTCAAAACGGAGCTGTAACAGCTTCAGCAGCTCTTAGTAATATTTCAGGAAAACATACTAGATCAAACCATACTTTTAATTATAGTAAAGGGGCTCAGATAGATTATGTTTTAGTATCGGATGACTCAACTGGTAAGTCAAATTGGAGAGATAAAAACTCACTATTTGGTAGTTATCCAATAGGTTCTATTATTTCAATTAGAGAATCTGATTTTAATTCAACTAACTTTCATTTAAATGAAACTCAATATCAGAATGGAAGCCCATTACCAGTTCTTAAAAATTTATTTGGTAGAGGAAAGGTGAATACTGATTTTGCGGGATGGTACCTATGTAACGGAGAATCTTGGGAAATTTCACCAGGAGTTAATAGCATTTTAACACCTAATTTGAATTCTTTTAATTATAACATTGGATCAAATGGAGGAGAACAAAATGCAATAACGAACGGAGGAAGCAATGATAAAATAATCGTTGGAGGTTATGATTTAAACGTTAACGCTGCTTTTAACAGTGCTAATAATAGTTATAACGTTCAATTTACAAATACATGGAATGACAATAACAGCGGAGATGTTACTATCGATATGGGTACATCATCTCCGACAGATTCGTATGTAAGTAGAATGGTTCATATAGTTTACTTAGAAAATACAAGCCTTACATGGTCTAAGTCTAATGTCGCACCTCCAACTATAGTAACGACTCCTATTTCTTTAGGATATTCTTTATTAAATTCACCGTCACCTAATGGTATCTGTGATGTACAAACTTCTAATACTTATTCATGGAATGGAACTTCAGGAAGCTGGTCAACGTTTAATGAATCAAATGGAGGAGTTTATTTGTATTCTCACAATACTACCAATTTTGCGCCAACTGGATATTATATAGATGTAGCAACTGGAATATGGAGATATTGGAATGCAACAACACAGACTTTTTCTAGTCCCACAACATGCGTTGTTATTCCTTCATTTAATATATTTTTAGTTTCTTCAGATAGAGTTGACCAATATATCAACGGTCCTGTTAGCCAATTTACGATTCCATTACAGTTTAAAATAGATAATTCTGATTTTAAATTTGCAACTACTCTTAAATACGGATTTAACAATGGCGTTGCAGCAGCAGGATGGTACCGAGACGTTGTTACTGGTAGAAGAAGATACTGGAATGGATCTTCATTCCAAGGAGTTGGATTCACCAATGATTATGTGTATTCAGTACAAGATACTGCCGGAAATCATACTGGATTTAATATGGTAACTAGTGTTTCTACTGCATGTGGAGCATCGAATACAAGATACGAATCTTATGTTGCAACTGATAATGAGCTAGTATTTACTGATATTTCAAATATCATAGGATTAATTTTATGGGTACCTCAAAACTGGATCGGTCTTCCGGGACAACCTACACCTGCTCTTGTTAATATTATAAGTCAAAATGCGCCATCACAAACAACAACATGGAAGAGAGTGTATCATAATGGCGATTTTGAAAGTGTAACTGCTTCAATTAACCAAACAACAGGAATAGTTAACACTCCTACATTATGTACTGCAGGAACTTCAGGAACTGGAGGTACAGGAGGAACTGGTGGATCTGGGTGTTTAATAGAAGGAACAAATATATTAATGGCCGATGGAACTACTAATAAAATAGAAAATCTAAAGGTTGGAGATAGTTTATCTAGTAAATTAATTGAAGGAATGCCAATTAAAGAGGATCAAACTTTATTAGATTGGAGAAATTCCGGAGATATTAAATTACAAAAAGAATCAGTAGAATTAAAGAGTATAAAATTATTTGAAGTAGATACTGTTCTATCATTTAATAATAAAACAATAGTTTCATCAAAAGACCATTTACATGTTATTAAGCAAAATGGAATTTGGAGAATTCTTCGAGGTGATGAAATTAAAATTGGAGATTATTTATTAGACCAAACCGGTAAAGAAATAGAAATAGAAATTATAGATATTTTTATAGGAAACTTTAAAGTTTATAAATTAGATGTTGAAGAAAACGATTTATTTATTGCTAATGGAATATTAACACATAATTTAAAAAATGCGCTAGCGCCAGACGCTGTATAAATAGCGATAATATAAAGAGAATATATACTTTATAAAATAAAGAAACATAAGATGATAATAAATCTGAAACAGTTAAACCTTGCCGATAGCGATAATATAAAACTTGACAAAATTAATTATAATTTTGATCAGTTAGTTGCTAATGGAGGAGGGCCTCAAGGACCTACTGGAAGTAAAGGAGATACTGGAGCTCAAGGTGTTACCGGTGCTCGAGGATTTCAGGGATTTCAAGGACCTATTGGTGTTCAAGGATTGCCGGGAATAAACACATCAGCATATTGGAAAAATATACAAGGTATTCCTGGAAGTTTATCAGCAGATACGATAGTACCTATTCACAATCCAACAACTACACCTCCGACGCCATCCATGGATTATCCTCCTGTTGTTTCTGTAGGATTTGTTAGCACTGATACTCAATATAATACAGCGCAGCCTCTTGGAGGAGGAACTGTTCCATACCAATGGATAATTAATAGAAAAGATCACTTTGCTTCTAATTTAAGATTTACAAGTAGTGATGTTTTAAATAACTATGTAGATTTTAGAATAGAAAATGATGCACCAAATTCTGTTAATAGATTTATAATGAAATTTGGTACTCCAACTGGTTCATCTTTCATATGGTATGCTCAAAATCATATATTTAAAAGCAACATTACTGGAAATTCTTTATTAACTATTTCCGATTCTTCAATAGAATATAATGTAAATACTGAATTTAATCGACCAGTTACTGTAAAAGAGCAGTTGATTATTGGAAATTCCGGAGCTGCTACTGATAAAATTGCAGTTTCAGCAGATTCTTCTGGTAAAATAACATTTAAGAGTATTAAAGAACTTGGAGGAGTTGTTCCTTACGGCACAATAATTTCAATACTTCCTTCTATTTTTTCAGATAATTCAAAATTTATTACCGGAGAATCTATAACTTTAGCGAGTCCAACTGATTTATTGAAGATTAGAGTGGGTTCTGGGCTTGGCGATTACGAAGGATGGTATGTTTGTAATGGTAAAACATGGAAGGGTACGATCGATCATATCGTGCCAGACTTAAATTCATTTTCATATACGATTGGAGATAATACAAATAGTATAGATCCTAACAGTCAGGGTTCTGCTTCAGTAACTAATCCAGAAACTCACATTATGGGAGGTGCTGATTTATCAATGACAGCAACTAATGTTGCACCTGGAGTTTATGGTGTTGGATCAACTAGAGCAACAACATCTGTTAGCATTGACACTACATCTGGAGGAAGTACTTATAAAATTAAAAGATTACCTCAAATAATTTATTTAGGTGAAGGTGGATGCTATTGGCAAGATAGCGGAAGTGGACAAGCTCCCGCAACTTCTTTAAATTTCCAAATTACTGATGCAAATACTGGAGCAAATAAATTAAGTCCAAATCCTACGAGTTTAGGATCTGCGACATATACACAAGGAGGTTCATATATACATACACAAACGTTAACAGCTCCTGCTGGATATTATTGGTCAGCATCTCCTGTTATTGGAAAACCGTCTTATATAGATGGAGTTACAGTAACGATGGGCGGAGGTACATATCCAACTACAATAACATTAGATATTAGTGTAGATACTCAACCTGCCGCTGGAAACACTGCTAATTTAACAATAGATACTTCTAGTTTAATAGTAGCGTATCCTAATAGTACTGTTAAATATGCTCATCCTTCATGGTACTCGTCGATTGATGCAGTAACTAATGGAACTGTTCATCAAGTATATGATTTAGGAACTGATCCTAATTCTGCCGGTACATTAACGTATACTGGAAGTGTTACTGCTTTAACCGGAACTGTAAGGTATATTAAATATAGACTTAAGGCTGATGATTATTTCTATAAATTTATATCTCCTTCAACTTCTAACGTTACGATGGGTATTGTTTCTCCTACTAATACAAATATAACAGTACATTCTGTTACCGCTAATAGTGATTTCTATGTTGATTTGATTATTAAAGATAATAACTTTGGTTCAACAAATCCGGGAGGATCAACAGACCAAATGTTATACATTAGTGCTAGTGCAACATCATATACAGACGCTGTTAATTCAACAGGAAGTGGAATGCCTTCAAATAGTTTAAATTATTCAACATCAGGATCTAGTAATTTAGCAATAAGTTTATTTGGTCTTGTAAGACTAAGACCCGGCGCTGGAACAGTTAAATTAAGATTTAGAGCAATTTCTTATAACTATATAAGCGGAGGAACCGCGCAATGTTCAAATAATGGAGTTACTTCTACTGTAAATTTCCCATATATAACTACAACAGGAAATGTTACAAATATTGCGAATCCATCTTCATGGACTGCTGTAGATAACACAACTCTAACATTTAGTGGTAATCCAACAATTAACACAGGAGCTGGTGGTACTTTTGGAAGTGCAGCGTTGGATGTTCAATATTCTAGTGATGGCGAAGTAACATGGAGACAATTAGGAGCATAAATAGATTATGAATAAATACATAGAATATTATCAGACATTAAAGTCTAAAATTTCAAGAACAACCTTAATTTTTATTGGGGTTGTTATTCTTGTTTTATTACTATTACAACAATGTAACTCAAATGCTTCTCTTAAAAGAGAAATCAAACAAGTTCAGATGGTAGCAGACAGAGAACTTAATAATTATAAAGCAGGTCAAGATACTATTAGAATTGAAAGAAATAAAAACGGTGAATTAGTTGCCAAAAAATTAGCGTACGAATTCGATATTAATTCATTGACTGATTCTAATAAAAAGGCAATTGCAGATTATCAAAGAGCTCTTAATTTAACAAAAGACATTAAGAATATTAATTCGCTACTAAGAACTGAGATTAGAGTTAAAGATTCAATAATCAATTCAAAAGGTACTGTAATTACATTAACAGATTCTACATCAACAATTAAATTTGATGATGATAAAAATTGGGATAAATATAACTGGAGAAGATTCAATGGAACCCTAGATGTTTTAAGAAATAAAAAGACAAATGCTCTTTCAGTTACTTCTAGTCGATTTGATTTTGAACAAGGTATTGAATTAAAAGCCGCTATCTTAAATGAAAACGGAGTTAATTCTTTAAAGATAACAACACCTTACCCTGGAATTGAATTTACAAATATTGAAAATATTAATTTAGTTAATGATAAACTAAATCAAAAAAATGAAAAGAAAGCTGGATTTTCTATTGGAATTGGCGCTGGATATGGAATTAATTTAACACCAAATAGCGTAATAACAGTAGGACCTCAAATTGGAATCGGATTATATTGGTCTCCAAAGTGGCTTAGATTTTAAAAAATTATAAAGAAATGGCAAAATCATCAAGATTCCTAAGAATAGACGATGACGTTCTAATGGAATTCATCTATCACGATCAATCAAATGTAGATTTGGTAAAGATCGAAAATGATAATAATGGAAGTCAACTTAAGTATTTGAATACTGTTGACGGTGATGATAGTGCTTCTAGATTTTTAATTCACGAACTTGGAGCTGATGTTGTAGAATTTACAGTTACTACTTCAAATGGATATATTGTTGTAAATAATTTCGCAAGTAGACAATTATTACTTGCAAACGGAAAGACATACAAATTCGACTTAACAGATTCTAGTATTGATAACACTGCTGGATTTAATATTCCAAACGGTAATGGATATTTAGTAGGACAGATCTATGTTTATACTCCAACAACTAATGGTAAATATTCTTATGAATATACAAACCTTGCAGGTACTACATTTATTGGAGGTCAAATTGAAGTTTCAAATAGAGCAAACTCATTATTCTCAGTTCCATTAGCACAAACTGGAAACGATATTAAAACAGCAGCCGGAGAAATTGGAAGATATTATGCAGTTCCTGCAGGTATCGAAGGTACAATGGCTCTTCTTACAAATGGATTAGATTATTTAGATTCTACTGAATGGTTAGGTACAGATACTTCTGGACTTACAGTTGTTCCAACGAATGATGTTCAGGCAGTATGGTATGACACTATAAAATTACACCTAAGAACTGGATATTCTTTCAGTGGGCGTGGATATGATGGATTCTTATTTCAAACGAAAATTAAAAGAAATTCTGGAGTCTATAATTATTTTAACTCTACAGTTTACTTAAATAGTTCAAATTTTGAGATTCAAAATCCAAATCCTTTTATATTAGGAGAAACTTCATATTCAAAGTATATTGAGATCAAAGTTCCATCGCTGGTTCAAATGTTTTCAAGTAATACAAACGAAGAATTTAAAGATACTTTCTTTGGTACTCAAGGAACTTTAGGTTCGATTTCAACTTCAATAAACTACGAATTTGATTTTAAATTAATCAGTAGCGTTTTTACAGATAATGGATACGAATACATAAAATTAGGAGAGGGAAAATCAATAGTACTTCCAAGAGAAGATGAATTTGTCGACCTATCAGTTAATATAGAACATGCGACTGATGGAGATTACTTCAATATCTTTGGAACAAAAGATGGATCTATCGCTGGATTTGAAAACTATATTAATACTAGAATGCAAACTTCAGGAGATGATTTAACAGTTTTCTATGAAATTCAAGTAAGCGAGCAATTGGGTCTTAATTATATTAATACATTTACAAATACATTTACACAAACTGCTGAATTTGATAAACCAATCGTATTCAGACCAGTAATTATGAACTCTTCAATTTCAAGTAACTTTTTATTAAGTGTTAATATGAGAGTTTATAATGAAACAGATAATACTCAAATTGTAAAAACAGCTTCTTTAATATATGGACAACCTAAAAAATACGGTAAGAAATTATTAAAGTTAAACTTAAATTCAAACTTCTCACCAACAGTTGTTTATAATACGCTTCCAAATACAAGTGTTAATAGAGAACTTAACTCGTTTGTTAACTCTATTAGACCAACAGTTGGAGAAACTAAATATGTTCCTGTAGCCCTTGATACTTACGGTATTATGGCTGGAAGTACTGGAGTTACTATAGATGGCGCAAATGCAAACTCAACAAACGGTTTTGTATATGAGAAAGAAGGAGTTGGAACTATTAATCTTTCAAAAGTATCAGATAACTTTGTTAAATTTAAAGTTGTTCAGCCAGATGGAGATACTTTAAAGTCTATTAGTTTAGTAAATGCTGAAGATATGGTTCTAATTATTAAAAGTGGAACTATTGAACAAAGAATCTCACATGACCCTGGATTTCCAGGAGTAGATATGGGAGCTGGAGAAGTTTTCTTTAAAATACCAAAAGCAGTTGCAGTTAGATTTGATCAGTCAGACACTAATCAATATGCAGATAAATTTTACATCAATATTAAAAATGGAAGTACAGAATCATTATTGTACTTTGGAAATGTTAACATCGTATAATGATTTTAAACAGTAGAAATAATTTATTCAATTTTAAATTCCCAAGGACTTTTATTCCTAAGGAAGTTGCTGACAAGTATCGAAAGTATTTGAATAGAATGCCAGGTAATTTAATTACTGAACCAATTGATTTTGTTAACTACTCAATTCAAGGTGTAAATATGCCAGGAGTTTCGTTTGATCCGATACAGGTTTCTCCAAATGATGGTACAATAACATATCATAGAGGAGCGATTCCAATACAGAATACAATTGATCGTCAGTTTAAAGTTACGATGCAACTACTAGATGGTTACATTAATTATTGGATCCTGCAAGATACTCTTCTTTATTATTATTCAAAACAGGTTAGAGAACCTTGGATTAACGATATTAAACTTCAAATCATGGATGCTGAAGGAATTCATATCATCAGTGCTGTTTTTGAAAAGCCAATTATGAATTCGATTTCTGAACTTGATTTGAATATGAGTTCTAACGTTGCAGAATTTACAACATTTGATGTTAACTTCTATTATAATAAATTTAATTTAGCATTAGAAATAGATTAAGATATATAAGTATATGAAAACATTTTTAGATTATATGGCTGAAGAGAACATAACTCCAGTCGAATTACAGATATTAAATGAATCTCTTCAAACTGAATGGACTGAAGAACTAGAAGCTAAAGTTGATGCAGCTTTAGAAGAGTTCTCAAAGACTTATAAGAATGAGGACGGAACTTACAATGTTCAAAGATTCAACGAAGAGATTACTAATGAAGGACTTTTAGGTAGTATCTTTGGAGGTCTTGCTGGTTTTGCTCTTGGTAAAACTATCGGTAAAACTGTTGCAAATATCCTAGGAATTCAAAGTGGTGTAATGTACGATATGTTAACTTCAAGATTAGTTGGTGCCGCTCTTGGTGCTTCTCTTGGTAAATAATCAGTACATGAATTTCGTAACAATTGACTTTTCTTTAAATTCTCCAGGTATTTGTATCTTTTCAGATAACAAGTACAATTTTATTGGGTATTTAAAACCGGGTACTGGAACTAAAGCAGAACAAAAGATTCAAGAGGAATTAAATCTACTTGAAGATACACAGATCTCTCATCAACCTGACTGGACTAATAACGAAGATTACTCAAAAAGCGAAATGATTAAGATCCAAAGGCATACTCAAACCGCAAACGATATCATTAATATGATTATTGAAATTGCAGGCAATGAAACTCCTTTTGTGATTGCCTTTGAAGGTTCTTCTTATGGTTCTTCGGCAGGAACTAATAATATTATTGACATGGCTGCTGGAGCCGCAATCTTAAAGATGGAAATGATGTCGAGGCTTGAAGTCTTAGACATGATGACAATTGCTCCTTCGACAATTAAGAAACATGCTGGAAAGGGTAACATGAAAAAAGACGAACTTTGGGTTAAATTCCTGGAAAATGTTCTTAATGATTCGTCATTGGAAAACTCGTCACTGCTTGCATTCTGTCAATCTCAAATCGGGTTCGTTAAAAAAGTTCCAAAACCAATGGACGATTTAGTCGATGCCTACTTCTTAAATCACTTAGCTAGAAGTTTATTTTACCCAGAGGCTTAAAGACTTTAGTTATATTCACTATGTGTGTTTTTGTTTCAAAAGTACTTAAAAATATTTTATAAACAAAAAAGAGAGTCTTCAGGTGTCACGATTCCCGAATAAAAAAGATATATATTATTATAGAAAGTGAAACAAAATATTCATTCTCTATATAACTATCATAAGTTAATTAAAGGGCCCTTAAAAACTTAGAACAATTAAAGTATTAACAAAAATTAAAGCAATTAAAGACATGGCAGAATTTGACATTTTTAATCTAGGAGTTTCCGATGTTGAAACTCACGAAACACAAGCTTCATCTGGAAGCGATCTTTACAAACCTACAGCAGACGATGGTAAAGATGGAACATACAAAGCAATGATTCGCTTCGTTCCGAACCCTTCAAACCCAAGAAATTCATTAGTAAAAAAGTACGTACATTGGTTAACAAACGCTAATGGTGACGGTAAAATGGTTGACTCACCGTCTACAGTTGGTGACAAATGCCCTATAGCAGACGTATTCTTTAAATTACGTAAAAGTGATTCAGCTGTTGACCGTAAAATGAGTGATAAACTTAAAAGACGTGAACAATATTTCGCCCTTGTTAAGATTATTAAAGACCCACAAAATCCAGAATTGGAAGGTCAATACAAAATCTTTAAATTTGGTTACAAAATCAAAGAGAAAATCGACGAAGAATTAAAACCAGCATTTGGTGAGCCAACTCAAGTATTTGACTTATTTGCAGGTAAAAACTTTGAGTTGATTATTACTCGTCAAGGAGATTTTAACAACTACGATAAATCTAAATTCTCTTCTAAAACGAGTCCAATCGATATGAATGGTACTCCAGCAGAAAGAAATGCAGAAACAATGGGAACTATTAAAGCTGAATTAGAAGCAGCTCCAAGTTTAGAACCATACGAATACAAAGCATGGGATAATGAAACATTAGATTTCGTTAATAGTATCTTAAGAAACTATTTAAACCCAGGAGATTCTTTAGATAACGTGGTTAACAAACCAGCAGCTAAAAAAGCTCCAGCTAAAACTGAAAAAGTAGCCGAATCGGCTAATGGATCTTCAGATTTTGAATTTCCTGAATCAATGACATCAAGTCCAGCTTCTACTAACGTAGATTCGTC